CGTTGTAATACACCAACATCATTGGCAACCAAAGCGCTGACCTTGTCATCGAACAGTCGCCAAACTGCTTCCTGGATGATACAATCATCTAATGATGTCAACAACCATCCTGACTTCATGCCACACTGAGTTGTAAACTGATGCCCACCTGGTAATAAAACACGCGCATTAACCATATCACGCCGCAATGCTGACCATATGCGTTTATACCGTTCACGTTTACGTGGATCAGTAACGGGTGCCTCATCAATCATTGATAACTCCTGATCAAGCTGTGATTCAAAGAAAATCTTATCACACGAACCATCGAAATTACCAATATCAGTCGACACGACATTATGACCATTAGGCGCAAAACCCTCAACAAGCTCAAGCTTAGCCGCTAATTTGTCCGCACCATTATGTGTCCATGTCATCCCAACAGCTGAAAAAGAACATTCCTGCTGTGCGACACACATATCCACAAATGGCCTGGAGAATTTATTACCCAATAAACAAAACGTTAAACCAGCATATTCGATCATACGAGCTGAATCCTCATTTTCAATTGGCACAAGCTTAGCTCTACCACCAGTATACCACTGATGATGCGCCATATATTCATCGAATTTGCGTTCATCTCGTACACACTCAACAGCAACACGTTTGGCGTCATCATATGCATCAAATTTCTTAACACCAGTTGCATATGGAAACCCTGCAGCTTTAGAACCATCAATATCCTGTAGTTCAAAATCATCCAAGTTATCAATCTGTACTGCTAATTCTTTCAAAAATATGGAATACGTCTTCTTCTCGTTACGTATTGAATCATACACACTCTTGACCGCGTGCGGCACTCGAGCAGTTGCTTCTGGAGTTAATGAGTATCCCGGTCTGTTGAATTTCTGAAGGAATTTACATTTAAGAGGAAAAGTTGGATTGACCCTTTTATATTTAGCAAAGGCCTCTGCTACACGTTCAGGATAAAACATTGTAAATAGACGTTTCACAAACTTATCCACGGGATACAGTTGTGGTTCATTCACTGGTAATTTACGTGGTACCATTTCATACTTCAAGTGATTACAGATTGCAACGGTCTCTGCTATCACCTT